GGACGAGACCTACCTTTTCGACGCCACGGCCGTCCGGGCCAACATGGTCCTGGCTAATGGCCAGTTGTCCTGGATGACGCCGATGGAGAGCCGGTGGTTTTCCTTCGAGCCGCCCCAGGCCATGGAGAGCGAGGAGGAGATCAAGCAGTGGTTCAAGCGTTGCACCGAGACCGTGCACGGCGAGCTGGCCCGGTCGAATTTTTACACCGAGATCCACGAGCTGTATCTCGACCGCGGAGCGTTCGGCACGGCGGCCATCCTGGTCGAGCAGGGCCGGGCCCATGCGCTGAATTTTACCAAGCTCGACATCGGCAGCTTTGCCGTGAGCGAGGACGACGAGGGCTACGTGGACACGATCAGTCGTGAATACGAAATGACCGCCCGCCAGGCGGCCTTGAAGTTCGGACCCGACGCCTTGAGCGACCCGATGAAGGCCGACCTGGCCAACACCAAGAGCTACCGGAAATTCACCGTCGTCCACATGATCTACCCCCGGGGACCGGGCGAGGTGGAACAGGGGAAGAAGGACGGGCCGAACAAACCTTTCGCCTCGATCTACCTGGACAAGGCAAGCAAGCACGTCCTGCTTTCCAGCGGGTTCGACGAGCAACCGTTTTTCGTCACCCGTTACCTCAAGTGGAAAAACAGCGAGTGCTACGGCTACTCCCCGAGCTGGACCGCGTTGCCCGAGGCCCGGCAGTTGAACTTCTTGGAGAAGCAACTCGACAGCCTGGCCGAACTGTCCGCCTTCCCGCGGGTGCTCATTCCCGCCGGCTTTGACCAGGACATCGATCTGCGGGCCGCGGGCATTACGTATTTCGACCCGAACAACCCGAACGCCCTGCCCAAGGAGTGGGGCACGACCGGCCGCTATGACATTGGGATGAGCCGGGCCGAGCAACGACGCACGGCGATCAACGAGGCATTCCACGTGGATCTTTTCAAGATGTTCGCCCAGCTCGAGAAGCAGATGACCGCCCGCGAGGTCATGGAGCGCAGCTCGGAAAAGCTGATCCAGTTTTCACCCACCTTTGCCCGGATGACGACCGAGCTGTTCAACCCGCTCCTGCGCCGAGTGTTCGCCGTCCTGGCCCGCCAGGGCAAGTTCCCGCCACCGCCCCAGCAGCTCGTGATGATCGGCGCCGTGCCCGAGCCGGAGATCAACTACAACAGCCGCATCGCCCTGGCCATCCGCCAGCTCGAGAACTCGGCCTTCATCCGCACGAGCGAAATGCTCCTGCCCTACGCCCAGATCCGGCCGGAGATGCTCGACAACTACGACTTCGACGAGATCACCCGCGACATGGCCCGCAACGACGGCCTGCCCGCCCGGTGGCTCATGGACGAGGAGATGGTCGCCCAGCAGCGTGCCCAGCGGGCCGAGCAGGCCCAGGCGGCCATGCAGGCCGAGCAGACCGAGAAGGCCGCCTCGGCCCTCGGCAAAGCCGGCGCCGTGCGCAATGACAGCATGGTTGCCCAGATGATGGGCGAGCAAATGGCATGAAGCCCGAAGACAAACATGCCGCACTGAACCGGGAGCGCGAACGCCAGCGGACGATCAATGCCTACCACCGTGTGTTTCTGGGCGAGGAAGGAAAGGTCGTCTTCGAGGACATCAAACGGTCGTTTGCCACCGACTCCCAGGCCTTTTCCGCCGCCCAAGATTTCAACCCGATCCCGGCCGCCATCCGCGACGGCCAGCGCGGAGTCATCCTCCACATCGAGGCCATGCTCCGGCGCCAGCCCGCGGCCGACGGCGACATCGAGGAGCCCAAAAACAAGGTGCTCAAATGAAGACCAACCAACCTCGCAAAGGGCGTGATGTCTTGACTGACACCGAGCCGGCCGACCTGCCGGCCGCCAGCCAGGCCACCGTCCCGCCCGAGGTGGACCCGCTGCTCGGCGACAAGACCCCGGCCTACGTCGAGTGGCTGCGCGACAACGCTCCGGTCGAGTTCCACCGGCGCTACGGCGGCCGCCGGACCCACCTCGGATTCATCCCGCGATAATTTTATGGACACCGCAACCGCCGTCCCCGCCGAGGCTTCGCTCCTCGATACCGGAGACAACACCACCCAGGCCGCGCCAACCGGCGCGGAAAACAACACCAACAACGCAGGGCTCACCCCGAGCACCTACGTGCAACCAGACGGCACGCTGGCCGACGGGTGGACCGACCACCTGCCCGACGACGCCGTGCCCTACAAGGAGACCCTGGCCCGCTACAAGACCGTGCCGGACATCGCCAAGGCCCTGGCCCACGCCAATGCCCTGGTCGGCCGCAAGCTCGGCGTGCCAAACGAGAAATCCACGCCCGAAGAAGTGGCCGCTTTCCGCAAGGCCCTGGGCGTGCCCGAGTCGCTCGAGGAATATGACTTTGCGCCGACCGAGGTGCCGGAGGGCTTCTCCTGGGACAAAGAGGCGATGAAGCCCTTCGCCGAAGTGGCCCACAAGCACAACGTGCCGCCCGGTGCCATGAAGGAGCTGGCCGGTCTCTTCGCCCAATACGAGTCGAGCAAGCTCGACGTGGTCCAAGGCATGTTCGACCAGCAGCGCCAAGAGGCCATCGCCACCCTGCAAAAAGAGTGGGGAGGGGACTTCCAGAAAAATCTCTCGGTGGCCAAGCAGGCCGCCAAGATCGCCGGCGTCAACGCCAACTCTCACGGGTTCAGTGATCCCGAGGTCGTGCGCGGCTATGTCCGCCTGGCCCAGATGATGAGCGAGGACAAGATCGGCCGCAGCCTGGCCACGCCCGAGATGATGGGCGGCCGGGCCCGGGCCAATGACATCATGCGCAACTCGGAAAATCCCTGGCACGCCCGCTACCAGCAAGGCGACGCCGAGGCCGTGGCGCTCGTCACCGGTCTGCTCAAGCAGGCGTGAAGAAAATCGCAGGATAGTGAAACGGTATAACGCCAGGCCCATAACCTGGAGTTCCGGGTTCGACCCCCGGTCCTGCAACTTTTTTGCACAAGTGTCTTGACTGACACCGGCGACCGGAGTAATCGTCGCAGCAGAACGCAGACACCTCCTCGTTGGAGCCTGCTTCCACAAGCCCGCAAGCCGAAGACCCCACCCGGGACACTCGGTAGGCCGAAGGGAGCAAGAGCAACCAACCACAACCACTAACTAAGGAGGATAACCCTATGTCTGCTATGACACAGATTCCCGAGCACTATACGACTCAGTTCGACGCGAACTGGCGTCATCTGGTGCAACAAAAGAATTCGCGCCTGCGCGAATACGTCACGCTGGACTCTATCTCCGGCAAGGAGAAGAGCTACAACCAGCTCTCAGAAGCGGCCATGCAGCTCATCACGAGCCGCAGTGGCGAAACCCGCATTTCCGACCAGGCCACGGCCAAGCGTTGGATCCGCCCGAAAGCCTACGACACTGCCAAACTGTTCGACGAATTCGACGAGCAGCTCCTCGGCGAGGTCGTTCTGCCCACCAGCCCGGTGGTCCAGTCGCACGCTGCGGCCTACGCCCGCACGGCCGACCAGGTCATCATCGAGGCCCTCGGCGGCACGGCTTACACCGGCGAAACCGGCGTGACTGCGACGACCCTGCCTAATGCGCAGAAGGTCGCCGTCAATTACGTCGAGTCCGGTTCCGTGGCCAACAGCGGCCTCACCATCGGCAAACTTCGCGCCGCCAAGTATATCTTGGACGCCAGCGAAGTTGACGAAGAGGAGGAGCGCATCATCGTCGTTTCGGCCAAGCAGCTCCAGGACCTGCTCCGCACCACCGAGATCACCTCGGCCGACTACAACTCGGTCAAGGCGCTTGTCGATGGCAGCGTGAACACGTTCATGGGCTTCAAGTTCCGCAAGACCCAGCTCTTGCCGCTTGCCAGTGCCACCGACGTGCGCAGCACCTACGTCTACGTCAAATCCGGCATCGTGCTCGCGGAGCGCGGCCTCAAGACCCACATGGATGTCCGCACGGACCTGTCGCATTCGCTTCAGATCCGCTCGGTCGCCAGCCTCGGCGCCACCCGCCTCGAGGAGAAGAAGGTCGTCGAGATCGCCTGTGACGAAAGCCCGTAGCCTCTTGACTGACACCCGTACCAACTAACCAGGAGAACAACTACCATGGCTA